CTGTTTCTTTTTACCCCGAAAACGCCTCAATAAGCCACTATCGGCTTGAATCGGATGAGAACCAGTCATGACGGCTCAAACAGGCTCAGAAGGGCTGCAAACGGCTGAGGTAGGGGTAACAGAACCTCGTTATGGCTCACAAGTGCCTAGAATCCGGTCAAAGCCTAGTGATCTACCAACTAGGGGCGATGAAATGATTCAGTTCTGCGAAGACATCGGGTTCCCTTTGCTCCCCTGGCAACAGCAACTAGCTCGAGACTGTTTACGCTACAAGGCCGATGGCCGTTGGCTACATCCACTCATAGGCATCATGCTTCCTCGTCAACAGGGTAAGAGTACCTTCATGGCGCTACGCATCCTCTTCGGAATCTATGTTCTAGGCGAGAAGATGCACCTGGCTACAGCTCATAAGTTAACTACCTCTTCAGAAATCTTCTTTAAAGTCTCTGAGATTATTGAAGGCTCTCAATTACTCCTGGATAACTTCGCCAAGAAGTACGAATCTAAAGGATCGCAAGAGATTCGGTTTAAGAATAAGGCTCGCTACCTAATCAGAGCCGGCAACTCAGCTGCTCGAGGTATTGCCGCACCCGATGTCATCCACATTGACGAATTGCGTGAGTTCGATACCGAAGATGTCTGGTCATCGATGCGATTTACCCAGATGTCGAATCCCAACCCGCAGGCCTATGTCTATTCCAACGCAGGCCATGCCAATTCGGTTCCATTGCATAAGTTTAGAGAGCGCGGCATTGCAGCCAGCGAAGGAGCCGATGATTCTATTGGCTGGTTCGAGTGGAGTGCCGAACCCGGAGCTGAGATAACCGATAAGGAAGCCTGGTACCAGAGCAACCCATCTTTAGGTCACACAGTCCATGAAGACAATATCAAGGACAGCCTTTCAGATCGTGAAGATATTTTCCGCACCGAGATATTGTGTCAATTCGTAAGCATGATTAATCCCGTGATATCAGAAGCCGAGTGGAAAAAGTGCAAGGTTGATAACCTGCCTCAACTAGATGTCGAAGCTGATACTTGGATGGCGATAGACCTTAGTCCGGACAGGAAACACGGAAGTCTCGTTGCCGGCCAGCGCATTGACGGCGATAGGTTCCAGGTAAGCCTTCTTCATACTTGGTTCAACCCAGTCAACCTCGATGATAAAGAAATGGCTAACGATATTGCTTACTGGGTTCGCAAGTTCCCGGTTAACGCGGTTGCCTATAGCAAGTCAACAGCCTCGGCGGTTGCAGCTCGATTAGCACCAGCCGGAATCCCTATCCATGAAATTACAGGCCAGGAATATCAACAATCCTGCGATGAATTTGTTTCGGCAGTCTCTAGCCTTCGCCTTGCCCATTCAGATCAAGAAGAATTAACCAAGCAAGTTCTTAGCGCCGTTAAATTAACTCGAGGCGATGGCGGTTGGGTCATGGGGCGTAAGGCTTCAGGAATTGTGTGCGGTGCAGTTGCCTCTGCAATGGTCACTCACTTTGCGACACGCGCTGAATCTGAAGTAGACATTCAGATAGGATAATGTCTGGACAGTAGCGTATAATATGTCCAATGGGAATCCGGGACATTTTCGCAACATCTAAGCCAGCAGTCGAGCTTACAGTCGATGCGGCTTCAGCTCCTGCGCCGTTTAATAACGCAGGCGCTTACAATCAATATTTATTTACTCAGTCAACAGCTTCACGATCTACAGCAATGGCTGTTCCTACAATCGCACGTGCTAGGAACATAATCTGTAGCACCTTGGCTGGGCTTCCACTTGAAATTTATTCAAAGGTTGATGGATCACACGTAGCAACACCAGATGTCATTAACCGACCAGACCCACGTGTTCCAGGTTCAGCAATTTATGCATGGCTTGCTGAAGACTTGTTATTTCATGGCGTGGCTTACGGCCAAGTATTAGAACAGTACGGAGATACAGGAAGAGTTCGAGCATGGACTCGAATCGACCCAGAACGAGTATTCCGTCAACTAAATAGCAATCAAACAGAAATTATTGGATATCAAGTTGATGGCGCAAACGTTCCTAATAATGGCGTTGGTTCATTAGTTGTATTTTACGGAATGGATGAGGGAATCCTCAATCGCGCAGGTCGCACAATCCGCGCAGCTCATGCATTAGAGCAGGCAGCAGAAACTTTTGCTAAAGAGCCAGTCCCACTTCAGGTTCTTAAGTCAAACGGTACTAACCTTCCAGCAGAGCGTATCTCAAAGCTTCTCGAGTCATGGCGTACAGCCAGACTTACCAAGTCAACAGCGTTCTTAAATGCTGATGTTGAATTGCAGGCGTTGGGCATCGATCCAGCCAAACTACAGCTCAACGAAGCTCGTCAATATGTTGCTCTGGAATTGGCTCGCGCCTGCAACCTTCCTGCATATTTCGTAAGCGCTGAAATGACGAGCATGACCTACTCCAACTCTGTTTCGGAGAGGCGTTCCCTTATCGACTTCAGCATGAAGCCGATTTTAACCAGCATTGAACAGCGCCTATCAATGCCAGATTTTATTTCATCAACACAGGAAGTTCGCTTCTCGCTTGATGAGTTCCTTCGCACAGATGCGTTACAGAGGGCTCAGGTATACGAGATTCTTAATCGCATTGGTGCAATGTCCGTAGAACAAATTCAAGAAGAAGAGGATCTAATCGACAATGGAAATTAATTTTTCAATGAACGTAGTTGCTGCTGATAGCGACAAGCGTGAGATTACAGGCCGTGTAGTTACATGGGGCGAGAAGGGTTACACCTCAGCCGGCGAGACAGTATTCGAGTCTAATTCAATCGCTATTGGCAAGAAGACAAAGCTTCTCTTGGAGCATGACCGCATCAAACCGCTGGGAACGCTTAAGAGCTATGAAATTACACCAGAAGGCATCGATGCCGTATTTCATGTTGCCCGCACAAGCGCTGGTGAGGATGCATTGGTTGAGGCAAGCACCGGATTACGTGACGGATTTAGTGTCGGCGTGAAGGTCGATGCTTGGGATAATAAAGAAGGAGTTATGCACATTACAGCTGCAAAGCTCATTGAAGTTTCGTTGGTGACAGATCCAGCGATTGATTCTGCTCGCGTTTCTGACGTGGCAGCATCAGAAAATACCGAGGAAGTTCCAACAGAGGAAGTTCCATTAACCGAAGGAGAAGGCCTAGTGTCTGAAACCGTTTCAGAGGCAACCGTTACCGAAGCGGTCGAAGCCTCAAAGCCAGCAGCAACAGTAAGCGCATCTGCGCCAGTTGCTTACACATCACCACGCGTAAATCTTGACGTAACAGCAGGACAGTACGCAATGGCACAGATCCACGCATCACGCGGCGACGCAGATGCTCGCGATCTTGTTGCAGCCCTTCAGGTTGCTACAGTTGCCGAGAACACAGGTATGGTTCCACCTAACTACCTACGCGACGTAATTGGCGTAATCAACGAGTCACGTCCGTTCATTGATTCAATCGAGCGCGCACCACTTCCTGCATCAGGAATGAAAATCTTTACCCCAAAGTTGGGTACAAAGGCATCAGTCGCTCTAACTGCTGAAGGTGCAGAATTTGCATCAACAGATACAACAGTAACCTTTCAAGAAGACACAGTTGTTAAGTTCGCCGGCGCTGGAATTCTAGACGTTGAGTTGCTTGACCGCAGTGAGCCCGGGTTTCTTGACCTCTATCTTCGCGAGTTGGCTGAATCCTATGCAATCAAGACAGATGCATACGCAGCGCAGATCGCAGCACAGAACGCAACACAGTCATCTGCAGCAACAATCTATGCGTCAATCGCAAAGGGTATTGCAGATTCATACGGCGTAATGCGCTCAACTCCAAACCGCTTGCTCGTTGCTAACACAGGTGGAGAAGACGGAATCGATTTCGCAGGACTTCTTGCAGCAGTCGATTCAACAGGTCGTCCACTATACGCAGCCGCAGCACCTACAAATGCTAACGGCCTCGTATCACAAGGCTCAACATCAGGCACAGTCGCAGGTCTTGGACTTGTCGTAGATGCTAACTACACAGGTGACGATGCAAACGCAAAGCATGCACTTGTCTATCCATCAAACGCAATGCGTTTCCACGAGAGCAACAAGATCGAACTTCGTGCAAACGTAGTTGCAAACGGTCAGGTTGAAATCGGACTCTACGCTTATGTAGCAGTCGTGAACCGTTACCCAGCAGCGTTCCGTAAGTTGAACGTAGCGTAACCAAACTAATCATGGGGGGGCGGTTGCTCCCGATCGTCCCCCCAGTCATTTACTAGAAAGGATGTAGAGATGGCATCGATTGTCACCGTAGCAGAACTAAGGTCTATCCTTGGCGTCTCTACATCCCTCTATTCGGACGCTTATTTAACAGACGTGATAGATACCGCTGAAGCCGTAATTTTGCCTATGCTAGTCAAATACGCATCGCCTATTTCAGCAGTTGAACTTCAGGATAACATCGCTCGATATATCGTATTAGGCGAAAACAATTTCTCAGAGGGTCAGAGTGTAGTCATCACAGGATGCGGCTCCCCATTTAACGGAACTTTTACAATTTCAGATTCTTTTGAAGATTCATTCAGTGTCGCTATAACAAATGCTGACATCACCCTAAAGAACGTCATTCCATCAGGCTTGGCAACCCTTTCTGGTGCATCTACTTATGTTGGAATTAGCGCAGTAGAATCAGCAGTCCTAGCAGTATCGGTTGAAGTATTTCAATCTCGTATCGCCCCCGGCGGTCAGATCGAGGGCGTGGACTTCACTCAAGTCTCGCCTTACCGTTTAGGTCGCAGCCTTTTCAACAGAGTGTCAGGCCTCTTGGGTGCGTATATCGACACTGATTCTATGGTGCAATAATGCCAGCATCAACCATCCTCGATACAGTGCGTCAGCCATTAGCCACGGCCTTTGCTAACGTAGCCGGTAACGTTTATGCCTACGTCCCAGAGGCTCCTATGGTTCCGTTCGTAGTGTGCGTCCCAGATTCACCATACCTAGAATTAGACATAATTAACAAGACCACAATTCACACTAAAATTAACCTTGTCATTTCGGTTGCAGTTGCATATAACTCCAACCCTGCATCGCTCGACAATCTCGAGCAATTAGTCATTAGCGTTCTGAAAGTTATCCCGTCAGGATACACAATCGGAGCGGTAGAAAAACCAACGGTTACTCAAGTCGGCCCATCCAATTGCTTGGTTGCAGATATTAGAGTTTCCACCTACTACACACAAACAAACTAAAGGATAAACAATGGCAACCACAGTAATCACAGGTCGCGACGTTTCTCTATCTTTCACAGGTGGAACAGATGTCGATGCTCAAGCAACCTCAGCGATCCTCACAAAGACAAACCTACGCGAGACATACCAAACTCTCGATGGCGAGGCTTACAAGACAACAAACGTAGAAGGCACATTTGCTCTTTCTATGCTCGCTGACTGGGGTAAGGCTAACTCAGTATGCGAGGCTCTATGGGCTGCAGCAGAGTCAGCACCAGATACAACAATTTCAGTCACAATGACCGCCGTTACAGGCGCACAGTTCGTCTTTCCAATCCTTCCAGAGTTTCCAACCGCAGGTGGATCAGGAACAGACGCTCAGACAGTAGACTTCACATTCAAGATCGCTAAGGGTGAAGTTACAGAAACCTTCAGTTAAAAACTAGAAACGGGAGCAAATAATGCAACAAAACATAACAATTAAATATGTAGACGGAACTGAAACTACTTACCAAGTAAGACCGCCAGATTACGCCAAATGGGAGATGACCACTAAAAAGGTTATTTCTCAATTTGGTGGGATGTACGACATTCTTTATGTCGCTCATTCAGCCATGAAGCGTGAGGCCGGCGGTAAGCCAGTTAAGCCATTGGATATATGGATGGAATCAGTCGCCGATGTTGAAGTCGGTGATGAGAGCCCAAAAGTCATCCAAGAGGAAGCGTAAGCCGACTCTTAGTTGAACTGGCAATAGCCACACAGATCCCCATGGATCACTGGCAAACGGGTGAGGATATTCTGACCGCTATTGAAGTATTAGAGGAGCGTAATCGTGGCAAGTGAGTTAGTAGCACTAGACCAGAGCGAACTTCGTGCAGTCTTCAAGGCGCTTAAGAATATGAATGAAGAAGCAGTAGAAGAAGCAAAACGCCAATCGGGAGCATTGGCGGAATTCGCTCGTGATGAAGTCATTCAGACATCTAATTCTCTGCAAAGCCGTAAAGTAGCCAGCCGTATTGCTCAGGGTTCTCGTGTAAAGAAGTCAAGCCGTATCGGTGAGATCACTTATGGTTTCGCATCCCAAAAGTTCTCAGGTGGCGCAACCACTAAGCAAATCTGGGGCGGTTCAGAATTCGGTTCTAACAAGTATAAGCAGTTCCCCGTATGGTCTGGCCGTCAAGGTCGAGGCTCTAAGGGTTGGTTCATTTATCCAACGTTGCGCAAGATTCAACCGCAGATCGTTGCTAAATGGACTGCGGCGTTCGATAAGATTCTAAAGGAGTGGACATAATGGCAACAGGCACAAGAGCCTTAACGCTCAAACTCCTTGCAGACGTTGATAACTTCACTAAGAATCTCAAGACTGCCGATAATGACGTTCAGACATTTGGCGGCAAAGTATCAGAATTTGGCAAGAAAGCCGGCTTAGCCTTTGCAGCCGCCGGTGCAGCAGCCGTTGCTTATGCTGGCAAACTTGCCATCGATGGAGTCCAGTCAGCAATAGCAGATGCAGCCGCTCAACAAAAATTAGCCCTTACTTTAGAAAATGTCACTGGGGCGACAGAAGCCCAGATAGCCGCAACAGAAGATTACATAACTAAAACGTCTTTGGCCTTTGGCGTTACAGATGAAGAACTTCGTCCATCTCTTGAGCGTTTAGCCAGAGCCACGGGTGATCTTCAAAAAGCCCAAGAATTACAAACCGTTGCAATTGATGTCGCCGCAGGTAGTGGCAAATCACTTGAGGCCGTTACGAATGCCATGGCACGAGCCGCTGAAGGCAATACTGCATCTCTTGGCAAGTTAGGCATCGGGCTATCAAAGACCGAACTTGCAACCATGAGCATGGAGCAGATCACTGCCAAACTCGCGGCTACTTTTGAAGGTCAAGCCTCAGTCAAGGCAGATACATTCCAAGGCAAGATGGATCGACTTAAGATTGCATTTGACGAAGGTAAGGAAACCGTAGGTGCTTATATTCTTACGGCTATTACTCCTATGGTCGAAACGATCGTAAACAAGGTCATACCGGCAATTTCAGACTTTACTAGTAACTTGGGCGAAAAGTTAGCGCCAGTCATGAAGATTATCCAACCGATTATTAATGGCGTTCGCAATGCCTTCAATTCGGTTCGCAATTCATTAGAAGAAAATAATGAGAAACTGCAACCGTTTTACGATTTCATGGTAGGCATATATAACTTTGCTAAGGACTTCCTTGCTCCTCTTATTGGCAAGACTTTAGGTCTAGCCTTCAAATCACTCGGTATGTTTATTTCTTTGGCGATTGATACTTTTGCTGATTTCGTACAGACTTTAACCAATATTTATAATCGCGTCATGAGCATCATTAACGCTATTAAAAGCGCTGCCTCAGCCGTAGGCTCATTCTTTGGCGGCGGAAGTTCTACGTCGTCTTCTACTAGTTCGGTTCCCAAGATTACATCCGCTCCAGTCTTGCCAAAAGTCACCGTACCTTCTAGCCAAATGAACATAACCGTAAACGGTGCAATCGATCCAGAAGGCACGGCCCGAACAATTGTAAGCGTACTTAACAACTCAGCCG